AAAGGAGAAAAAACATGGACATGATTCCGAAAGTCAAGACAACTAAGGTACAGGCTCAAGTTGGCACTGGTATCACACAGAACAAGATGTGTGTGCCTGGTGACTTCACCCCTGGCAAACTCCCCGCAGGTGGTTTCCAGTCCGTCTGGAACTTCAAAAACAACGTGCCTAACGATTACTTTACCCGTAAGGAATCGCCTACCTCTGGTGGTGGTGGAAAGGTGTACTGATGGCTAATAACATTGCCTTTCAGCCTATGGGCAAGACGTACAAGTTAAATGCTGCCACAACAGTTCAGCAACTTACCTTGTATTCAGACAGCCCTGTACAGCAGTACATGTTGGTCAGCCATGAGCCTACTGGTGGTGCTGGCTTACCCGTTTATGTGCGTATTAGCAACAGTGCTACTGCAAACGTGGCGCTGCCTGGTAATGGCTCTCCGTCATATTCTGTGATTGTCCCGCCAGATACCGTCATGGTTGTTACTGGCCCACAATCGACAAATACTGCTCCTGTATATGTGTCATTTGTGTCAGAGACTGGCACTCCAGAAGTTTATGTGACCCCAGGAGAGGGTCTGTAAATTGACCCGATAAGCATCCTCTTTGCTGCCAACGCATGTGTAGCGGCAATCAAAGAAGGGTGCGAACTCTATAAGCAAGCAAAAACCTCCTTTATGGAGGTCAAGGCCACAGTTGATGAAGCTGTTGGCATTGCCAAAGAAGTGCATGGTTTCTGGGGAAAGCTGGCGCAGATGTTTGCTGGTGACAGCAAGCCTACGCCTGTTGCCAAGCCTGTAGCCAAAAAAAAAGAGAAGTATGTTTCTGTTGACGAGACTAAGGTCATGTCAGATGTGGTGGCACAACTCACAGAGTTTTTCCGCTTACAAGAGCAACTTGCTGCCCATATAAGAGAAGAAGAAGAGAAGAGCCAGACAGTCTATGACCCTGATGCCAACATCATGGAAGCCGCTCTTAAGAGGGTTATGGCTCAAGACCAGATGGCGGCACTGGAGGTGACTATCAGGGAAACAATGGTCTACCAGAGTCCACCTGAAATGGGAGCCTTGTATTCCAAAGTTTTTGACATGCGGAATGTCATACAGGAAGAGCAGGAAAACGCTAGACTTAAGCAAGAGGCGCAAGCGAGGTACAAGGCATGGCAACGCAGGGAGGAAAAAAGAAACTTCCAGGCAAACCTAGCGTATCTTCTAGCAACTTTTACATTCCTCCTTTACCTGTGGCTCTTCCTCCTGTTCATAAATCGGATGGAGAAGACGTAGTGGGATGGATTGCAGCATGTGTGTTGGTTGCTCTTTTACTGCCTCTTCTGGGGATGTTGTACTTGGATGTGCTAGAAACTAAGCATGAAGTCAAACAGCAAATTGAAAAAGTGGAAAAGTTACGAAGACAGATTGAACAGGAGAAACGAAATGACAAAGCAACTTGAGAAAGATTCCACCTACAACCAATTTGACACCGACCATGATGGTGTGGTGACCGACACTGAACTTGCCCGTTCCGAGCGGATGCTGATGATTGAGAACATGGACAAGATGGCTGACCAGCAGCGTGTCATGTCTTGGGCTGCGCTTGCACTGCCACCCGCCTTGATTGCTTTTTTGGCCTCTAACCTAGTAAGTTTGGAAAAGGTCAACGCTTTGAATGGCTTGGCTACCACCTACTGTGCGGCAATGGGAACAATCGTTGTGGCGTTTATGGCTGCTCAAGCCTACGTCCGTGGTAAGGCAGAGGGGTAAAAATGGAGCAGACACTGCGAGGCAAACTGACCTACAAGGTGACCCTGATGGTTGCCGCCACCCTGTGCATTGTCGTGTGCAGTATGGTTTTTACGCTGATGTTTGGTCTGTTTGATGAAAAAGTTGACAACAATGAAATCTTCAAGCTCATCAGCCCAGCGTTCCAGACGGTGGTTGGCGGGTTCATTGGGTTGTTGGCTGGCATCAAGCTGTCCCATGACGATGAAGAAGTGACCAAAAAATGAAGGGTTTACTCTCTGGATTGATTGCCCTGCTGCTGACCTTCGGCGGCGGGTATTGGTATGGCGGCAAAGTTGAGAAAGAAGCCCAGCAGGTAGAAGTTGACCGCTTGAATACCGAGGCCAGAGCCAAGGAATCTGCCCTGACTACCGCCGTAACCACAACTGCTGATGCACTGAGGAAGACAAATGAAAAAGCCAAACTGGTTGCGAAACAGCGGGATGCTGCTATTGATTCTGGTGCTCTCAAGCTGCGCCTCAAAGCGTCCTGTTCCGTACAAACCACCACAGATACCGCCTCTGCCACAGGAAGTAGTGGAGGAGAAGCACGAGCCAACATTGACCCAGAGGTTGGAAAAACTCTTTTCGCAATAGCCGAGGAGGGTGATAGAGCTATACAAAAACTCAATGCCTGTATAGACTTATACAACAAAGCTGTTGAATCACAGAAGGAAATCAAATGAACTTGACTGCCAACTTTTCCCTGCATGAACTGACAAAATCTGAGACTGCACTGCGTCTGGACTTGGACAACACCCCTGATGAACAGGCCACAGAAAATCTGCGTTTGCTGTGCGAGAAAGTCCTGCAACCCGTACGTGACCACTTTGGCAAGGGTGTCAAGGTGAACTCAGGATTCCGTGCTCCAGCCGTGAACCAGGCCACGGGAGGCTCAAAGACCTCAGACCATTGCCTTGGGAGAGCAGCCGATATAGAAATCCCTGGTGTTGCCAATGCTGACTTGGCTCAATGGATTATGGATAACTTGGACTACACACAGCTTATCCTTGAGTTTTATACAGTTGGCATCCCTGACAGCGGTTGGGTGCATGTCAGCTATGACCCTGACAACCTGAAAAAGCAGGAATTGACTGCTACCAAGGTTGCGGGTAAAACTACATATTTGCAAGGATTGGTTGCGTAGGAGTCGATATGGCTAGGAAGAAGTTCCCAAATCTATCTGTTGGCAGAGGCGAGAAGCTCTCTGTGAAGAAGGGTGCGGGATTGACTGTTAAGGGTCGTGCAAAGGCAAACAGAGCAACAGGGAGCAACCTCAAGGCTCCCACCAAAGATACATCGAATCCTCGTCACAAATCTTTCTGCGCTAGAAGCAGTGGATGGACTGGCGAGCGTGGCAAAGCAGCAAGAAAGAGATGGGGGTGCAGATAATGGCATACACACCAAAAGCCCAACGTGGCTTGTACTACAACATCAACCAACGCAGGGCCGCAGGATTACCACCCAAGCGTCCAGGTATGTCTGGTTACCCCACCAAAGAAGCGTTTGTCAGGTCTGCACGGACTGCTAAACGTTGACATGAACCTTCTGTAGCTCCACCAGCAGGTGAGGGCCGTGATAGCGCATCTCATTTATATGGAATGCGCCCTTAAACCCGTACTGCTTTGCCCAAATCTTGTGGTCATCAAAGTACTCGTAAAACGTGTCAGGCGTGATGATGTTCACATGTGTCGGGTCTTGGAAGGCCGCACTATGTGGGAAGGCTGGAGTAGAGGACAAGAACTTGCCACCTACCCGCATGACCCTGTAAATCTCTGACATCAGTTCTACAAACGGGTATCTGCGTTGTGGGACATACAACAGTCTGGGGATGTGTTCCAGAAAGTCGTATGCCGTCACGTAGTCAAACAAATTGTCTTTGTAGGGGATAGGCTGTATAGCAAGGTCTGCTTGCTCTAAATCCAGTCCCACAACTGACTTTGCTTGGTATGGGTTGCGGATGGTTTCTCCGCACCCAAGGTCAAGAGAGATGGTCATGCTGCTGGAAGCAAGCCACCTTCAAACAGGTAGCTACCGAAATGGCCCAGAACCACCCACGGAGCGGCATGAATCTTGTAGCCATGTCTACGTGCTTCTTGGCAGAAGTAGTAGTCTTCTGACAGCAAGCGTCCTACGCCTTCTTCGATAGCACAGGCAAAGAACTCCACAATCTTGTCCTGCTTGATTTCGCCAGACAGGAAGGTGACATCGTTGATATAGCTTGGCATCTTTGTAGCCAGGTCTTCCAGTACCTCACGCTTGATAAGCATGAACCCTGTACCGCCATTCCAGATTTCCACAGGCTCATGTGCTGGTACTGTGACTGTGCCAGCATAGTCAACAAGGTTAACCACCAGCGAACCTGTACGGGTTTTCAGTTGGTCAACAGGCACACCATCTTTGACTGCTTGCTCGACACCATGCCAGTTGATTTCCTTCTTGGGGTAGATGCCACAAATAATATCTTTGTCAGCGTCAATCATAGGAACGATGTCGGCAGGATTCCAGCGGATGTCTGCGTCAATAAACATCAGGTGGGTAGCTTCCTTCTTGTTCAGAAAGCCATGTGCAAGAGCGTTACGCCCACGCTGGATGAGGGATTCGTTGAACATGCAGGAGAAGGACATGTCGATGTCGTTAGCCCTCATGACAGCGGTTGTGTTGACCAGTGACTGACAGTAGTAGCCTGTGGTCATGCCACCATACATAGGGGTAGCGATGAAGATGTGAGCCTTACTCATTTTTGACCTCGGTCTGTCTTCATGATTTCCTGTGCATCTTCAAAGCCAGCAGCGTAGGCGATGTTCCACAGTTGTTGCAAAGACATGTTCACCAAGTTCATGGTGTAGTTCATGCTGTTGTTGGCCTTGTTGAGCGAGTCTTGGCTCATCTGGATTTGTTGTGGTGTTGGTTTGATGTCACTCATGAAATGTCCTCAATTCTTAATACGTATCTGTTTGTCTTTGCTGACTTGCGCCAGCCATGAACTTCAATTCTGATTCCAGCATCTCTGACAAGAGCAAGCGTGTCGGAGGCCATAATCTTTTTTATGCGGTCACTGACAGCAGAGGCTGTTACCTGCACTGCCAGCACCTCACCTTTGCGGATAGCGAGAAGGTCAGCCCACCCCCACAGGTCTTTTCGTTGTTTAGTGAAGCTGTTCCACTTCTCAACTACTTCAACGTGGTAGCCAAGCTCACGCAGGTGAGCCAGACTACGCTGTGTGGGTGAGGTCTTTGTTGCCATCAGTAACAGTTAGTGTTGCAGTTGTTCCCGTAGCAACAGGTTGTGCAAGTTACATACCTGCCATTTGCATAGTAAGTATGTGTTGAACAAGCCGCCCAGACCACTGTTGTGCTAAGTGCAACCCAAATGCCAATTAAAAGTTTTTTCATGTTTTTCTCCTTAAAAAGGTACGTCAGAGTCATCTTCACCAAACCGACTTGCTGGTTTACGTGCGTAGTTAGAAGGCATTTCTTTGTCCTTCATCTCTTCCTCACGTTTCTTCTTGCTCCAGTTATCTTCTTTCAAAGCAAGCAAGTTGTGCCCTCGGCTGGTTGGCTTTTGCCACGCTGCAATCTTCAACTTCTCACCTGCTTTGTAGTCCATCTCTAGAACAACAAACCCTTTGTAGTCTGGGCCTTTGGGAGACTTACGCATCTCTTCTTCTTCCCAGTACATGACACCTGAACCAGGCATCTCCTTGTGTGCATTTCCTGTTGCCATTTCAATCCTTTCGTGTAAGTGTGTACTTGGCAAACTTCTTCCCGCCTTGGTTAACCATCTCCGTAAAGATTCTGTGTCCGTCTTTCCGCAGAGATTCGATATGTGCTGCAAGCCTGAAACAACCATATTCATTTAATGCCTCCAGTGGTGTCAGGCTCCCTATGTCCCTCAAGTGATTCAAGACGTTCATTCGCTGAGTCCCGTATCTGGAGGTTGTTGGGACATGTCTGGCTTTGGGGAGCTTTGTCCTCCAGCGGTGACGATGGCTGCTTTGAGTTTGACTTTATCCAAGCTGTTGAAGTTCTCTGTAACACCTGTATTGCATGTTGCGAGGGAAGCAAGTTTCGCTGTCTTTTCCTCCAGAGAGAACTTTTGGCTGGAGACAATTCTGTTAACCATGCTGGCATAGCCATCTATCCAATCTTCAGGCGTTTCGTATCGTTTGTAAGGTTTGTCTGAATTCGGTACGTGAAGCGCAAACGCCCCATCGTCCTCTTGTAGAACATCCTCTGGTACATCCTCCACCCGCTCCACAGTGCCCATATGCTTGACCTTCTGTTCTGGAGGAGGGTTGAAATCTTGTACCTCTTCTGGGGTGTAGACACCCACCACGCAACCTGGGAAAACACTTCGTATTCCTTCGCTAATGACCCTCGCACGGAGCATCGCTCTTGGGTAGTTCTTCCAGTTATCCTTGTTAGCGATTCCAATGGACTTCGCTTGTGCCAGAGTCCAGCTAAGTTCGAGAGAGCCGCCCTGCGGGTGCGTGAATAGCCCTGTAACCTTTTCATCTGTGTATTCCTTCCACTGTACGGAGCCACCTGCTTGTTGGAAACGAGCAAGCATTGCGTCTGCTTTCAATGCTGGACGACCTTGGATAACATGAAAGTCACGCATAGCGATAGCAGGGTGTAGACCTTCTGCTTGGCATAGCAACATGATTGCCATAGCTTCTTGTGGGTTTTTAAACCCGAACATCTTGCTGGTGGCAGCAACCTCTGCCATAGCTTGGATGTCATTCAGCGGGATTATGTTCATTTGGAACCTCCTTGTAGTTACGTTGTTTCATCATTGCGTCTGCCAATTCGTAAGCCATTGCTGGCATCTCTGAGAATAAAAAATCGTTGTCAATTAACGCTTGCATGGCGATACCAGCAAACCAGTCTCGCAAGTCCATACCCTCAGAGATGGTTGTTTGACCACTTGTAGGGTGTTTGTGCATGTAGGGATAGGCTTTCATACAACCACCTTGTTTCTTCTGCCTGGCTTGGCTTTAGGTGTGCCATCTAGCTTGATACCGTACTTTGCGTAGGAGAGCTTTAGAAGAGCATCTACTTGTGTCTGTAAAGTGTTGTATTTACTAGACAATTGTTTAATCTCTAGCTCTAGCAAAGTAACTCGTTGCTGTTGTTTCTCTGTGAATAACATGTGAACCTCACTTTAAAAGGAATCTACGGGAGCCAGGAATATCCCTGACAAACTGGTTATAAATGTCTGGCATGGCAGACTGGAATAGCTTGGAGTCAAACCTTGCGGAGGGTTTAGCGTTCTTCCACGTAGCCAGTACTTGACCATCTATGCTGGACAGGGTGGAGGAGTCCCCCATATAGCCAGCTACCAAGGTTTGTAGCTGCTCTTCCTGAGCCTCTAGAGCCTTGATATTGGCCTTGACCTGACTCAGGGCTAGACAGGCTTGTTCAACGCTTGCAGAGGCTGTTTTAAGGCTTCCTGTAGCTTCCTGTGGGTACAGGAGTTTGACCTGTTCTAGGTCTTCTGGTGGTAGCGTGGTTCCTGCTTGGACATGACCCCAGATTGAAGCCATCTGGCGTATAAGGTCTTCTTTTTGTGTCTCTGTAATATGAAACGGAATGAGGACGAACTCTTGACCTCCGAAAAGAACGGCGAGATAAACCATATCGACACCGAAAACAGCAGCTTCGTGTACCAGTTGAGCAACATCCGCAGAGGGTGCGATACCAGACACATCAAACTTATTACGCACACCAGCGTTGTAGTTTTTAGCTTCGACAAGTATTGTTTTTCCACCTAGTTTCCCTGCAAAGTCAAAATGGCTACGTAGCCACGCATGTTTAGGGTGAGTCAGAGCGTCATCAATCTTGGTTAGCTCTGTCTTTAGTTCAGCCTGAGCGAGTCTGCCTATAACTGGTTCCATCACATGACCCATCTGGACAGCTTCTATGCCAGACAGGTCAGGGATTTCCATCTTGCCAAGCTTGGTCAGGATGACTTCGTTAGCTTTGCCGTTAGCTACCTTGCGGGAGTCACCAGACCAGATAGCAGAGTTACTTGTTTCTGGGGAGAAGTCAGACATGTGGCATCCCCTTCATAAGTTCTTCTTCTTCTGCTGTCATCACATCGTCAGCGGCAACCCACTTTTCCCCTGCGGGTTTGCAGCGGCTAGAGGGTAGTCTTTCGGTAGAGCAGTAGGGTAGTTCAGGGATGGTGCGTAGAAGGCCTGTAACGAGGCTTATAGGCCTGTCAAAGCCGCATCTAGCGTACTCTTGGTCATCAGGTAAAACCTCAGAGTTGAGGATGTGGATACAGTTTATGCATAACTTTGTCATGGTCACGAACCTTTCAGTTGAATGTTGAGGATTAGATTATAAGCACAGTTAGTTAGATGAT